TCATAAATTTGATACATCTAAGGACAAACCAGTTAGTAAACCTACACAAACCGTTGCCTCTGCAACGCGTAGTACAAAGACTAACCGTAAATCTGTGAAGCTCACATCGTCACAAGTAGCAATTGCTAAAAAATTAGGTGTGCCACTAGAAGAATATGCGAAACAACTTATGAACACGAAGGAGGTATAAGCATATGGAAAAGAAAAACCAAACTCGTGCGAGTCAAACTAAGAAAAGTGATTCTACAAAAGTAGAAGCACAAGCAAAAACGGTAGCTCCAAAAGAGAGACCAAAAGTTTGGACTCCACCATCGTACTTAGATACGCCCAACGCGCCGAACGGCTACAGACACAGATGGGTCAGGACAGAAATCCTAGGATTCGTCGATACTAAAAACATACAAGGTCGAATTAGATCTGGTTATGAACTAGTAAGAGCAGACGAGTATCCGGAAGAGGACTTTCCCGTAGTACAAGACGGCAAATACGCAGGGGTGATCGGGCACGGAGGCCTTGTGCTGACAAGGGTACCAGAGGAGATCGCGCAGCAACGAACTGAATACTATATGAATCAGGCTCGTGACCAACAAGCTGCAATTGACGCCGATCTAGCGAAGGAACAGCATAAGAGTATGCCTATCAATGTTGATAGAGATACTCGTGTAACCTTCGGTGGCTCCAAGAAGGGTTAATTTTTTAACAATTCGGAACCAGCGAAATAAATAACCGTACTGGAGGCCCGCAAGGGCAGGTACATATAAGGAGAAATGACTATGGCTAATAGTTCATCGACTGGTTTCGGTTTGAAACCAATTAAAAAAGTCGGTCAGAATTACGACGCTGGTGGTCTAGGTGAGTACCCAGTTGCAGCTTCTGCAACAGCTATCTACAACCAAGATTTGGTTGCAATGGCAAATACAGGTACAGCAGCAGTAGCAGCCGCAGGCACTACTCACAACCTAGGTTCGCTAAACGGTGTATTCTACACTGACGCAACAACTAGTAAGCCAACATTTCAAAACTATCTTCAAGGCTCTAATACAGCTTCTGATATAGTTGCGTTTATAACTGACGACCCGAATCAGATCTACGAAGTAAGATCTAACAATTCAGGTGCATCAGCTCAAACGGATGTTGGTAATACAGCTGAAATAAGTTACTCAGCTGGTGCAAGTCCAAACTACGTTTCTAGAACAACTCTAGATGACAGTACTTTGGGAACTGCAACACAACAACTAAAAATCGTAGGCGTATCGAGAGATCCGGACAATAGCGACTTAACATCTGCAAATGTAGTATGGAGAGTTGTTATCAACGAACATTTCTTTGGTGCTACTACAGGGGTATAATAGGAGTATATAACTATGGCAATATCACGTAATCAACTAGTCAAAGAACTAGAGCCAGGTTTGAATGCCCTATTCGGCCTGGAGTATAAACAGTATGATCAAGAACATGCTGAAATATACACAACTGAGTCATCTGACAGAGCTTTCGAAGAGGAAGTTATGTTATCAGGTTTCGCTCAAGCACAAGTTAAACCAGAAGGTTCTGGTGTAACTTACGACAGTGCTCAAGAAACTTTCACAGCTAGATACACTCACGAGACAATCGCTCTTGGGTTTGCAATCACTGAGGAAGCTATTGAGGACAATTTGTATGACAGACTTGCGTCTAGATATACAAAAGCTTTAGCAAGATCTATGGCTCAAACTAAACAAGTTAAAGCAGCTGCACCATTAAACAATGGTTT